CTCTCCTGGCGTCGACATCACTCCGCTGGTGGGCGTGACGCTGGCCCGCTGGGGCGTCTTCGTTGAGGTCGAGGAGCCGGAAGAGGAGGTAGAGCCGTGGGCCGAGTTCGGATGACGCGCGCGGCCCGCGCCCGCGGGGGCGTGCTGACGGGCGGCGGGATGGTGGCGTCCGGCGCTGGCCTGGCCATGGGGTTCGGGCTGGGGCTGATCGTGGGCGGGGTGCTGTTGGTGGCGTACTGCCTCCTCCTCGTGGACACGGACGGCCCTGAGAAGAGCGGGGGCGGGCGGTGACGAGCCTGTGGCAGCGATCCCGTCAGGGCCGTTCCGAGACGCGGGACATCACGACCATCGACGACTATGTGGCGGCTCTTCAGCAGTCTCTGGGCTATGGCGGTTACTCCCCGCTCGGTGTGACGCTCTCGCAGCCCGGTCAGGCAGCCGAAAAGGCGCCAACAGATCTTCCGGGCTACGCCGCGCTGTTCGCGACGAATCCGGTGATCTGGGCGTGCATGGTGGCCCGGATGAGCGTCTTCTCGGCGCCGCGGTTCACCTGGCAGCGGCTGAACAACGGGACGCCGTCGGAGATGTTCGGCACGACCGACCTGCGGCTGCTGGAGGCTCCGTGGCCAGGCGGGACGACGCAGGACCTGCTGAATCGGGTGCTGCAGGATGCCGACCTGGCGGGTAACAGCTACTGGACGGAGCAGGAAGGCGAGGCCGTGCGAATGCGGCCGGACTGGACTCAGATCGTCCTTGAGCGCCGCCGTCATCCGCACGGCGGGGATCTGGGCTGGCGCCGGTACGGCTACCTGTACCAGGAGCCCGGATGTGAGCCGGTGTTCTTGTGGCCGGAGGAGGTGGCGCATTTCGCGCCGACCCCGGACCCGCTGGCGACGTTCCGCGGCATGTCGTGGCTGACGCCGGTGTTGCGGGAGACGGCGAACGACAACCTGATGGCCGCGCACAAGCAGAAGTACTTCGAGAACGCGGCGACGCCGAATCTGGTGGTGAAGCTGGCGCGGGAGGTCACGCCGGAGGCGTTCTCGAAGTTCAAGGCCAAGATGGAGTCCGGGCACCGCGGCGTTGAGAACGCGTACAAGACGCTGTACTTGGGTGGCGGCGCCGACGTGACTGTGGTCGGCTCCGACTTCAAGCAGATGGACTTCAGCGCCGTCCAGGGCGCCGGTGAGACCCGCATCGCGTCGGCGGCCGGAGTGCCGCCCATCATCGTGGGTCTCTCCGAGGGCCTGAAGGCTGCCACGTACTCGAACTACGGCCAAGCCAGAAGGCGTTTCGCGGACGGCACGATCCATCCCCTGTGGCAGAACGCCGTAGGCTCCTTCGCCCCGCTCGTCACCCCGCCTGGCGGGGGCGGGTCGGGTGCGGTGCGGCTCTGGTACGACGCCCGCGATGTTCCGTTCCTGCGTGAGGACGCCAAGGACGCCGCAGAGATCCAGGGCGTGCAGTCCCGCACGATTCGCACGCTCGTCGACGCCGGATACACCCCGGCTTCCGTGATGGCCGCCGTGAGGGCCTCGGACTGGTCCCTGTTGGTGCACACCGGCCTGTTCTCCGTCCAGCTGCAAGAGCCCGGCTCGCCCGAGTCCGGGCCTGCGGCGCTTCCCGCTCCGACCGAGGAGGGCTCCTGATGCCCCTGCATCCCGCGGCGCGGGACCTGGAAAGGTCCGCGCCGTTTCAGTTCCTGCGAGCCGACGATGACGGTGAAGGAGACGGCCGCACGCTGTCGGGCTATGCCGCGGTGTTCGGTCAGGACACCGAGATCGACTCGTGGGAGGGCCGGTTCACCGAGACGATCCGCAAGGGCGCCTTCCGTAAGACGATCCGCGAGTCGACGCCCGTGATGCAGTTCGACCACGGCCGTCACCCGCTGATCGGGTCGCTGCCGATCGGGTCGATCGCCGATCTCCGCGAAGACGACCAGGGCCTCTATGTGGAGGGGCGGATCACGGACAACTGGCTGATGCAGCCGGTCCGGGACGCCATCGCAGAGCAGACCGTGAACGGCATGTCGTTCCGGTTCGAGGTGGTCCGCGAGGAGTGGCGCGACGTCAACGGCAAGCTCGTCAAGCCCGAGGAAGTCCTCGACCTGCTGTGGATGCCCGGGGACCGCGGCCCGCTCAGGCGCGAGCTGATCGAGTTGAAGTGCCGCGAGCTCGGCCCTGTTGTGTTCCCGGCCTATGCCGGGACTGCGGTCTCGGTCCGGGCGCGCGGCATGGCGCACGAGCTGTCCCGCAGCGACGACCTGACGCGGCAGATCCGGCAGTCCCTCGCAAGGGACGCCGCCGTGCCACAGGTACCCGAAGACCCGGAGCTGCGCCGCGAAGTTGCCGCAGCGCTGCTCTTTGACCGCGAGGACGCGCCGCCCGCCGCAGGGCACCCGTCTTCGCCCCCGCTGGCGACCGAAGCCGTACCCGGTTCTACCGATGGCGCGCCGCTCGAACGCGAGCACCCGCCAGCCCCCAGCATCACCGACGCGCCGCCCTCCGATGGGCACCCGTCCACACCGGAAATCACAAGGTCAGACGACCGACTCAGGGGTCAGATCCGCGAGATTGCGGCGCTCATGAAGGACCGTCTGCCGCCCATCGAAGAGGACGAAAACTGATGGAGCTCTCTCACTCCCAGGCGGTGATCCGCCTCCGCGACATCCAGGCCGAACTCGAACGGCTCGGCGAGAAGGAAGACCTTACCGCCGAGGACGACCAGAACTTCGACGAGCTCACCCGCGAGTTCGCCGAAGTTGATGGGCACCGGCGCCAGCTGGAGCGCACCGCGGCACTGCAGCGCGTGCGGTCCGCCACGAAGTCGACCGAGCGCGGCCCGGCCGCCGTGAAGATCGAAGGCGGAACGCCCCACAGCTCGCGTGACGGCTACGACATCGACCCGATCCTGCACCCCGACTCGGTCGAGGACTGCCGGTTCCGCAACCCGTGGGACCTGTCCGAGGTGCGCACATTCGGCCAGTCGAAGGGGCAGATCTCCCGCGAGATGCGGGCGCGTGCCCTGTCCGCCGTCACCAAGATGGGCGGCGCCAGCGACCGCGTCCGCGCCGCGGCCACCGACATCATCGAGAAGTGGGACGACGGCGACGCCCGCATCGCCCGCCACTGCCTGGCCACGTCCAGCCCCGAGTACCTGCGCGCCTGGTCGAAGGTCGCCGCAGGCAAGGGCCATATGATCACGCCGGACGAGCAGCGGGCTCTGGAGCGGGCCATGTCGCTCACCGACAGCGCGGGCGGCTACCTCGTCCCGTTCCAGCTCGACCCCACCGTGATCATCACGGCGAACGGGTCCCGCAACCAGATCCGGCAGGTCGCCCGTCAGGTCGTCGCCACCGGCGACGTATGGAACGGCGTCTCCTCCGGCGCCGTGTCCTGGAGCTGGGACGCCGAGGGCACGCAGGTCTCTGACGACACGACGACGTTCGCGCAGCCGACCGTTCCGATCCACAAGGCCGCCGGCTTCGTCCCCATCTCCATCGAGGCCCTGGAGGACGAGGCCAACGTCACCCAGGAAGTCGCACGCCTGCTGGCATTCGGCCGCGACACCCTGGAGGCGGCCGCGTTCACGACCGGCTCCGGCTCCGGCCAGCCCACCGGCATCGTCACCGCCCTCGCGGGCGGCTCCAGCGAGGTCGCGCCGACCACCGCGGAGACGTTCGCCGCGGCGGACATCTACAAGCTCGACAACGCCCTGCCGGCCCGCTACCGGGCGGGTGCGTCGTGGCTGGCGAACCGGGCCATCTACAACCTGGTCCGCCAGTTCGACACCGGCGGCGGCGCGCAGATGTGGGAGCGCATCGGCTCCGACGTTCCCCCGGAGCTCCTGGGCCGCCCGGCCCTGGAAGCCGAGGACATGGACGGCACCTTCGACGCCGCGGCCACCGCGAACAACTACCTCGCGGTGTACGGCGACTTCTCCAACTACGTCATCGCCGACCGTGTCGGAATGACCGTGGAGTTCATCCCGCACCTTGTCGGGGCGAACCAGCGCCCGACCGGTCAGCGCGGCTGGTACGCGTACTACAGGGTTGGCGCAGATTCGGTTAACGATGCTGCGTTTAGGCTCCTCAACCTCGCAACGGCCGCCTAGGTCGCCAACCGTGTAGTCGAAGGGCCGGAGGCGACACCTCCGGCCCTTCGTACTGGAGAGAAGGAGTTATGGCGATCAAGCGGTGCAAGTCATCGTTCGCTGTCGTGGTGAACGGTGCACCCAGGGTGGTGACGGTCGGGACGCTCGTCGAGGACGGCGATCCGATCCTGAAGGGGCGCGAGGCGCATTTCGAGGATGCGGAGACCTACGTCTCGGACCGGGCTGCAGCTCGCGTCGAGCAGGCCACTGCAGGGCCCGGCGAGCGGCGTTCGGTGTCGCGGCCGGCGGTGAAGAAGGCGGTTCCGGCGAAGAAGGCTGAGCCCAAGGTGGAACCGAAGGCGGAGGCGAAGAAGGACGACAAGGAGGGCTCACAGTGAGGTCGAGCCTGTACAACGTAGCGCTGGCGAAGTCGTCCATTCTGCCCGCCGGCCCGCGCACTACGACGACCACTGGCGCGACGGTGGACCGGATGACGGACGAAGGCGGATTCCGGTCCGCCCTGATCGTCCTCCATGTGGGCACCGTCACGGACGGCACCCACACGGTAGAGGTGCAGGACTCGCCGAACAACTCCGACTGGACTGCGGTCGCGAACGACTTCCTGCAGGGCACAGAGCCCGCCCTCACGTCGTCGAACGACGAGCGCATGCACGAGATCGGCTACACCGGCCACCAGCGGTATCTGCGCGTCGTCGTGACCGCTTCGGGCACGCCGTCCACCGGCGGCGTGTACGGCGCGACGATCCTGCTCGGCTGGCCCCGCAAGATGCCGCCCTCCCGGGCGTAGGCATGCCCGGGTTCGGCATGCTCGTCGACGCTTTCGACGATGGCACCTTGGACCCGACACGGTGGTCGCAGTCGTATGGCGATCCGGTTGAGCAGGGTGGCCGTCTGAAGGTGCCGTGCACTACTGGATATGCGGGCGCCCGCACGGCGAGCATCTACACCCTGGAGTGGTCGCAGGTCGCCGCGCGGGTGTACCCGCCCGCGGCTGGCGGGGCGTCGACTGCGGCGGTGTCGTTCCTCGTGCTCTCCGACGTGGGAGGCACAGACGCCGGCTTCCTGGTCGACCGGGCACAGGGCGCGATGGGCCTGTACTCGCGCGTCGGGTACGCCGACGGGGCCGCCCTGTTCCCTACCTACGACCCGGTGGCGCACGCGTGGCTGAGGCTGCGCGAGGACGCCGGGACGCTGTACTGGGAGGCCTCGCCGGATGGCCGGACCTGGACGGTGCTGCGCACCGCGGCTTCTCCGGCCTGGGTCGAGCACATCGACCTGTCGCTCCTGTTCGAGGCGCACCGCGATACGGGTGTCGATGACTTCGCCGAGCTCGACAGCCTCAACATCGTCCGGTCCGGCAGGTGCGCTCCGCTCCAGCGCGGCCTTGCCGGGCCGGGCCCCAATCCGCGAACGACGTCCACAGTGAAGGGGGCCTGACGTGGCATTCGACCTCGGCGCGTCCGTGCCCCTCGGCACGACGGTCACGGACGCGGCAGGCGCCCCGGCGAACGCCGGATCCATGGCGCTGACGATCACGCTGCCCGACCGGACCACCGTGACGGTCAGCCCCGTCGCCCCCACCTCAACCGGGGTGTACGCCTACGACTATCCGACGGTGCAGGCCGGACGGCACTCAGTGCGCTGGGTCGCGACCGGCATCAACGCCGGCGCCTACACGGACGCATTCGACGTGCGGGAGGCGGTGCCGCCGACCATCCTGTCGCTGCAGGAAGCCAAACGGCACCTGAAGAAGACCGACATCAGCGACGACGACGAGATCCGCGACTGGAACGAAGCGTGCACGCGCGCCGTCGAACAGTTCGTCGGCCCGGTGGCGATCCGCTCGGTCGTCGAGGACGCGCGGTTCACCAGAGCCTGCTCGGTGGCGCTGACGCAGATCCCGGCCATCGAACTCACCAGCGTCACGGCGCTCGTCAGCGGCGGCACTTCCTACGATGTCGATGACCTGCACCTGGACGGCGAGACTGGCATCGTCACCCTCAACGACGGCGGCCTCCTGCGCGGCCCTCTGCGCTTCACCTATGTGGTCGGCCGCTCGATGGTGACGGCCAACATCCGCGGTGCTGCGCGCATCATCCTCCAGCACCTGTGGCGGACCAGGCAGGGCCCGGGCCGGCCGCAGCGCGGTGTTGATGACTACGACGTGACCGAGCCGATTCCCGGCCTCGGATTCGCGATCCCCAACCGGGCCGTGCAGCTGCTCGACCCGGACCGGCTCCCCCCGGGGGTGGCGTAGGTGGCGACCTCAGCCCTGCCCGGCGCCATCACCGAGCTGCTCGCGATCCTCCAAGCTGCGAGCGCCCTGGACGGCGTCGTCATCAGCGACGGCCCACCGACCGATGACATCGCCACGGAGGACTTCCTAGCAGTGGGTTGGTCCGGTGGCGAGGACCAAGGCGCCGAGATCGCGCAGGACTTCAACGGGGCGGGTGCCCGTACCCGCGATGAGGACTTCACCATCGCCTGCGTGATCGACGTGTGGTCCGGTGACGACGGGTTCGCGACGGTGCGCGGCCGGGCCTTCGAGATCCTCGGCGTCGTCGAGCAGGCGTTGCGGGCGACAGGGCCGAACCCGGAGGCGCCGACCCTGAACGGCGCCGTGATGTGGGCGCACCTGACGCGGGCGTCGCTGCGCCAGTACTTCACCGACCAGGGCTCACGGGCAGCTCTGGCGTTCACGGTGACCTGCCACGCCCGGATCTGAGAGGGAGAGACCCATGGCGCGTGTGCGCTTCCTGGGCTCGGAGCCGGTCACCGTGCCCGAGCTTGGCCCCGAGCGTGTCGTCCAGCCGGACGAGGTGGTCGAGGTACCCGATGCCCGGTTCGAGGGCTACGTCTGCCAGCCCATGAATTGGGAGGGCGTCGAGGAGCCGAAGACGTCGACGAAGAAGACCACGACGGCCGCGCCCAAGTCGGCGCCGCAGAAGGGGGACTGATCCATGGCGATCGGATCCGGGCTCGGCGCCCAGCTGGGCATCGCAGCCGAGTCGACTTACGGCACCTTCGTGGCCCCGTCGAAGTTCATCGAATTCACCAAGGAAGGCATCGCGCTCAAGAAGACGACTGCTCAGTCCGCGGGTATCGCGGCCGGCCGCCTTCTGCCTCTGTCGTCGCGGCGTGTGCTGACTCGCAAGGAAGCCAGTGGCTCCTTCGACATCGAGGTCACCAACAAGTCCATGGGCATCTTGCTTCAGGGGCTCATGGGCACGACGGTGACCCCGGTGCAGCAGGGTGCAACGGCCGCCTACCTGCAGACACACACCCTGGCGAGCGTCGCGGGCAAGAGCCTCACCATCCAGAAGGGCGTGCCGCTCACCACCGGCACGGTCACCGACAAGAGTTTCGTCGGCTGCAAGATCATCAGCGCGGAGTTCTCGTGCGAGGTCGGCGGCATGCTGATGGCCACGTTCGAGATCGATGGCAAGGACTGCGACGAAGGCCAGACGCTCGCGACCGCGAGCTACGCCAGCATGTCGCCGTTCCACTTCGGGCAGATGGGCGTCAAGGCGGGCACGTTCTCCTCGGAGACGGCGCTCGACGGCATCCGCAAGGTCAGCGTCAAAATCGAGAGGCCGCAGGATGTAGAGCGTTTCTACGCCGGTCAGGCGGGCCTCAAGAAAGAGCCGATCGAAAACGACCAGGTCAAGATCACAGGTTCGCTGGAGACGGACTATGTCGCCACGACGCTGGACGACCTGCACACGAGCGACGCGGCGACCAGCTTGGTGTGGGAGTTCATCGGCCCCAACATCGCCCTGACCCATGACGAGACGTTCCGGGTGGTACTCCCCGCCATCAAGCTCGACGAGGGTCCGCCAGCTGTGGACGGCTTCGGCGTCGTGAAGCCCACGTTCAACTTCACCGGCCTCTTCGACGGAACGAACCAGCCGAAGATCGAGTACATGAGCACCGACACCGCCCTGTGAGGTGACCTCATGGTGCGGGACATCCGCGTGCTCGGCACCGGCCAGCTGCTGGAGCTACAGCGGCAGCTGCGCCGGGCCGGCCACGAGAACATCCGCCAGTCCATGCAGCGCCGAATCCGGCGCGCGGCCGAGCCGTTGCGGGACGACCTGCAAAGCGTCATCCGCAACCTCAACATCAGCTCGCAGGCCCGCAGGTCGGGAGGGCGCGGCGGTCCGTCGCCGACGACACGACCGCTGCGCGCGAGCATCGCCGAGGCCGTGAGGATCTCGGTGCGCACGACCGGGAACCCCGGTGCCCGGGTGTGGCTGGACAAGAACCTGCTGCCACCGGACATCACGGCGGGCATGGTGAACCGCCTGCACGAAGGCCGCCTGCGGCACCCGGTGTTCGGCAACCGACGGCGTTGGGCGCAGCAGACCACCACACCACTTTGGTGGGACAAGACGGTGCGCGCCCACACCCCCCGCATCACCCGCGAAGTCGAGCGCGTCATTGACGACGTGCGGCGTCACCTGGAATAGGAGCACCAGAGTGATCATCGTTTACACGCCTGAGGGCGGCGAGCCGGAGCAGTACGACGCGCGGTCGCTGCGCACGTCCGAGGCGTCGATCGTGCAGCGCACGGCCGGCATGAAGTGGGGCGAGGTCGAGGAGGGCCTTGGGGCGGACGACCCGGAAGCCATGCGCGCGGTCGTCTGGGTTCTGAGGAAGCGCGTCGACCCATCGCTTCGCTACGGCGACTTCGACCCGATGGTCAGCGAGATGACGAGCCGCATGGACCGGCGTGAGGTCACCGAGTACCTCGAGAACGCGTTCCGCGCCGCGGAGTCGGAGCCGGATGTCACCCGGGACCAAGTGGCAAATGTCGTGCAGCGGATCGTGAAGGTGGCTGCAGACCCTGAGCACGCCGAGCAGCTGATCGCCGAGATGCAGCAGGGCCCAAAAGAGGCGCCCGCCGAGGAGCCCCAACCGGAGGACAAGCCGAGCACCAGCCCGTCCTCGAACACGACGCCGACATCGACGTCGTCCGAGGAGAGTGGCTCGGGCTCTTCGCCCACCTCCTCCACATCCCCCCTGCTGGCGTCGACGACCTGACCCTGCCCGACTTCTACGGGCTCATCGCGTGGATGCACCGCCACCAGTCCCGACAAGCAGCTGAAGGCGGTGAGTGATGCCCACGCTGAACTTCCTCCTCACGGGTCAGGACGGCCTGAGCCACATCTTCGACAGCGTCGGGCACCACGCTCAGCAGATGCGGAACCGGATCCGGGACGCGGCGCGGGACGCGCGGACCTCGGTCAACCAGTTCACGACGAGCACGGCAACCAGCCTCTCGCAGCTACAGCGGGACACCGATGCTGGTGGCAAGGCGCTGGAGGAACTCGGCAAGGTCACCAAGCTCATCGCCCCGGCGGCGATTCCGGCGGCCGCTTCGCTGGCGCCGATCGCCGCGGGTGCCGGAACTGTCGCAGTCGCGGTCGCCGCCATGGGCGCCGCGATGGGCCCGCAGATCTCCAAGATGGGCGAGGCCGCCGACGCGCAGACGAAGTACGAGGACGCGGTCGCCAAGAGCGGGGCCCGCTCGGAGGAAGCGGTCAAGGCGCAGACCGAGGCCGCGCAGGCCATGGCGAAGCTGCCGCCAGCGACGCGCGAGGCGGCCGCCGCCGTCGGCATCCTGAAGGACAACTACGAGGACTGGTCCGACGCTTTGTCGGCCGACACGATGGCCCCGTTCACCAAGGGCGTCGCCGTCGTCAACGGCCTGCTGCCGAGAACGCGGGAGCTGGTGAAGGGCACGTCGGCCGAGGCCGACCGGTTCATGACGGTCATCGGCGGGGAGATGTCCTCGCCCGGCCTGGATCGTCTGAACTCCCAGTTCAGCACCTTCGCGCAGCGCACCCTCCGCGGCGTCAACGACCAGATCGTCCACCTGCTCCGCATCAGCGACAGCGGGGAGGTCGGCGGCAACGCCCGCCAGTTCATGGACTGGGCGAGAGCCCAGGGCCCGACCGTGGCGAGCGTCCTGACCAGCGTGAGCACCGCGCTGATGAACGTCCTTGAGGCGGGCAGCGACGTCGGTGTCGGCCTGCTCCAGGCGGTCGAGGTCCTCGCCCGCCTGGTGTCGGCGGTTCCCCCTGAGGCGATCGCCGTGTTCCTGCAGCTGGCGCTCGCGATGAAGGTGACGAAGGCGGCCGCCCTTGGCCTGGTCGCCGCACGCACAGCGGTGGCCGGCTTCGGCGTCAGCCTGCTCGCGATGAACACCGCGGCGACCGCGGCGCCCACCCGGCTCGCGGCAGTGCAGGCTGCCATCGGCTCTCTGTCGCGGACGACGAAAATCGCGATGGCAGGCACCGGTATTGGTCTGCTGCTGATCGCCCTGTCCGAACTGTCGCAGCGCGGGAAGTCGGCGCCGCCCGACGTCGACAAATTGACGTCGTCGCTGCGGGAACTCGGGAACACGGGCAAGGTGACGGGCGAGGCGGCCAGGCACTTCGGGTCCGACCTGGACGGGATGTACGACAAGGTCCGGTCGCTGACGGACCCGTCGACTCTCGACAAGGTGCAGCAGTTTCTTGTCGGCTGGAGCGGCTGGGACTCGACTCCTGTCAAGGACGCGAAGGAGAACCTCAACTCTGTCGACGAGGCGCTCGCCAACCTTGTTCGCGGTGGACAGTCCGATCTGGCGGCGGCCGCCCTGCAACGGCTCACCGCCGAGTACGGCAAGGGCGGGCGGGACACCAGGCAGTTCACGAAGGAACTGGACGCCTACAAGAGCGCCGTCGCCGACGCCAAGTTCGAGCAGGACTTGGCGGCCCAGAGCATGGGCCTGTTCGGTACTCAGGCGCAGCAGGTTCAGACGAAGCTGGACGCGCAGAAGCGCAGCGCCGACGGCCTGAGGCAGAGCATTCAGGCCCTCAACGACGCGCAGCGCCAGGGACTCGGCGGCATGATCGGATTCGAGGCGGCGATCGACGCGGCCGCGAAGGCGGCCACCGAGAACGCCGGC